CTTTCGTGATCAGGGGTTGGAGATCACGAAGCGCGTCTGATGCGGCTTACTTTCGCTTTCGGTTTGACCCGAAAACGTTGCCCATGATGGCTTCGTCGCTAACGGGAACAGCAGCGTTCGATCCCGTTCCGGTCGCGTCTGCGAGGGAGCCTGGGAACTGCTGTACTGGGGGCGGCGTCTGTCCCGGCATCACTGCCCGGTTTCCGGTCTTCAATTCTTCCAGCACCTTGGCGCGGATCTTGTCCTCAAGCGTCTTCTCATAGGCGTCCGGGTCTTCACCCACTCGGGCCAAGACCTGCTGATGGCGATGCCATTTCACCAGTTCGCCGTAGCAATCTCTGCTGCCGACGAAGGATTTGAGAACACCGGCCTGCTGCGCTGCCTGAAACGCGGCATCGACGACCTGATCGCCGTGCTTGTTCCGGGCAAACATCTCGGAGGTGTTCAAGCGCTGGTTGAGGAGAGCCTGTTGGAATTGTTCCTGCTGGAACGCCATGGCGCCGGCCGGATCGAGGTTCGGATCGGGCGGCGGTTGATGCGGTTGGGCTTGCGCCTGAATTCTGCGCTGGATTTCTTCGACCTGGGCCTGAGTGCGGCGCCAGTTGTCTTCGGCATCCTTGCGCAGACGAGCTTCTTCATCGCGTGCTTTTTCCGCCGACTGGCGTTTTTCACGTTCTGAGGTCAGCTCTTTGAGAGGGACAAATCTCCCTGTTGATGGATCGCGGTATCCTTTGGGCTCCGCGTCGGTTGCTTCGGGCTTTGCCTCTGGCTCTGCCGCTTCTTTCGATTGCGGTTCGGCTGTCGGTTCTGCTGCCTTGGCTTCCGGCTCGGCGGGAGCGGCGGTATCTGCCCCCCTCTCGCGGCCACTCGAAAACACGTCATTCAAAAGGGTATCGTCTGCCGACTGTTCAGTCGTCATTGTCTCTCTCCGCAGTATCGTTGCTGGTCACGAAAGCAGCCGATGTCGCCCGGCTGGTGCGAGGTTCATCCGATTACGCGCGGATGGTCGCGAAACGCCGGTTCGGCCGGCGAGGCCTACGCACGAAACACTACATTTACTCTGGCTTGTAATCCTTGAAGGGACGGTCGTGGCCCGCGGCGACTTCTCTCGTCGCATCCGCCCTGAGCGCGAGTTCATCGAGACGATGCCAGAACGCGTTGCAGTCGCGCTTGGCGTTACCGGCGACCGCCGCATCATGATTGCCGAGCAGCGTCGTGAGATGCCGACGGAGGGCGCCAATGCGGTCGAGGCAATCGTAAACTTCGTGTGCCCGAGCAATCGCGCTTAGGCGTTTCATTTCGGCGTCGAGGCTCATTGCATCCCTGCGATTTGTGGGTTGACGGGTAACCCGCCCGGCATTCCTGACGGAGGCGGTAAGGCTGCGTTCTGTTGCGGCAACGGTTGCTCGGGTTGCTGCTGATCGTCTGGATCAGGCGGAGACTGAGGCGGTGACGCGTTCTCCGCGTATTGCTCGATTGTCGGTTGTCGATATTGCAGCGGGAACATGTTCAACGCCTGCATTGCGGCCATCATGTCAGGTGCTGCTGGCGGAGCTTGCGGGATGGTGTTGCCCATCTCGTCCATCATCGGCTTCTGCTGCTGTGGCGTGAACGCCTTCGCGAGCGCCGCAACGGCCTGGGCTCTCTGATACTCGGCTTGCGCCACGTTCTTGTCGACCGTCGATGCCTGAACCAGCTGTTCGAGCCGAGCCATGCGCTGCTGCATCTGCTGCACAACCGGGTCCGGCTGTGTCGCCTCGTCGATCATCTTGAAGAGACGTTCCTTATTCGGTGCGTTCGAGAGTTCGATCAGCACTTTCGGCGGAACCGCATTCGGACCAAGCTGCGAAAGCGTCTGCAGCAACTCCTCGTTCATCGTGATGACGTCCGGGCCTTCTTCCATGATGATGTCGACATCGATCATGGCGACGACGTTCTGGCTCACGGCCTGCCCGGTCTGCGGGTCTATGTTATACTGATTGAGACCGATGAACTGCGGAGCGTCGTTCTCGTCCGTGATCCTGATCCACTTCTCAGCGGTCCAGGACTGCTTGATGCGCGACCAGAGCTTGCGATAGACGCGGAGCTTCCAATCCCTGTTGCGCTCGAACACGGGAGACAGTTCCGTCATGCCCGAGTCACGTTGAGCGAGGATCGCTCGGCCGGACTGATCTGCGACGCCGCCACCCTTGCCGATCAGGCCAGGATTTGGCCCGAGGTTTTCGAGTGAGGCCTGCGCCTGCTCGAGCAATTGCAACTGCCCAGCAACGTCCATCGAGTGGTCGACAATGCCGACCTCATTACCCCAATCTCCGTCATGCTCGATCATACCGTCGGGCTTCGCGAGTTCTGATCGCGTCTTGTCGACGTCTTCGAGCGTGCCACGGCGGAAGTGAAGCTGCTTGGTCGTGAACAGGTGCAAGGCCTTGGACCGGCGATGGTTAGCCTCGTCCTGCATCGGCTTCATGCTGCGGATTGGGCCGTAACGGTTGCCTCTCTCGTCCACATAAGGCGACCAGGCCGCGTACGGGCAATCCGGCTTTCCTTCGTCATCGAGATACGGCGAAACTCCCCCGTCGAGCATCACTTCGCCGACGAAGTAGCAATACGTCCACCCCCGCGGTGTCTTCTCCCAGAACTCGACAACGCGAACGCGGCGGCTTTCGAACTCCGCCCATGCCGTCTCCTGGTTCTGATCGACACGGGAGAGAATTCCGCCGGCGGCAACACTGTCGATGATCTGCTGGAGCTGTTGCGCCTTGTCCGGCCATTTCTCCTTGGCGTCGTCGATGTCCATCCAAAGATGCAGGCCCATGTAGCGCGCATCTTCGAAGTCTGGACGTTTCGAGCGAGGGTCGTAGAAGAAGCGATCGCTCTGAACGGATTTGATCTCGGGATCAGGTCCGGTCATGCCCTGCTTGATGCCGACGAAGCAGACGCCAATCCCCCGCACCAGACCGTCATGCGTTCCGGCCGACCCTACGAACTCCCAACGGTTGATGTCGCAGGCATAACGCATGCCTGCCGTCGCAACGTCTGCCGACTGCTCGTCATTCGGCGTGCGCGGATAGCCTTTGGGGTCACGGCGCATGCGCTGCTCGACGCCAACGAGGAAATCAATCTTGCGCGCAATGCGATTATCGAAGATCGGCGCCTGACCGCGCTTCCTCAGCTTCCGGGCTTCTTCCTCTGTCCAGTGCCCCGTGCTGTTGTAGTAGCCCTCGTGGACAAGCTGCTCGTTGATTTCAAACTGCTTGTTCGTCTCGTAGGCGGTGAACCATTTGCGGTATCGGCCAAGGTCGGGCGTGAACGCTTGCGCCTCTGCCGGAACGAGGGCGGTGCTTGGAGTCATCGAGACTTCCATCCGTCGCTATTCCTATCCTCGTTCAATCGCTTGTAGCCGCTGGCTTGGGCCGTCGTGGGTGCTGGCGCCTTCCGAGACCATGGACGTGACATGCAGGCGTACCGCCCCTCGTCGCCCGCGTGGTCTTCACCGTCCGTATCGATGTCTTCCGGCCTTGTTTGGTCGTGTTGCAGAGCTGGCACTGTCCGAATGAAGTCCAGACAGTTCGAGAAGACCGCCATCATTGGCCGTCCCTCCTCGTCGCCGATCATCCGTTGTCGAACCTGATCCCAACCGCCCATTGCTCCGCGAGCCGGCACTCGTGCATTGTCAGCACGCCGGAAGAGCAACGACCTGTTCTTCGATCTCGCTGCATCGCGCATACGATCTGCTATCGACGGTCCGCCATCGGCTGTGAACGCTGCCGGATCAAGGACGCGGTAATCGATCTTCTCCGTTGTCGGCTCGCGGTCGACCAAGCCAAGAGCGACCTGCTCCGCCGTAAGCTTTAAGCCTGTGTTCGGCTTCCCTGTCTGCATCCCGTACCATTCGCGGTAACGCACAAGGCATCCGCGCGGCAGAACGATCTTGCGCCCCAATGCTGTCTCGGCCTCGAAGTCGTCGCTTACGACGGTCCACCATCCGAAGCTGAACGGCTTTGCTGATCCCCAGTCACCAGACATCAGCTTCGTCCAAAGCTCAGGCACGGCAAATGGCCGGATCACGTGCCGTTCAGTTGCCCAGCAATCGAAGAACGCGCCTTCAATGACATCCCAGTCGCCAAATCGCATCGCCTGGACGAGTGATTTTGAC